ACGACAGAAGCGGACCCACGTCTCCCGCTCCGTCCGATTCTGCCTATGATACACTCACATCCCCATTGGGCGGTGAAGAAGATGGACACAATTACCACTGGTGGGAGCCATTCCAGTATTGGGGTGGTGTCGGAAGGAGCCTCCAAAGCCTATCTCAGATAATGGGGCAGTCATATCCAGACATATTTGGTCAGGGGTGGCTGAAGGACTTCCTCATCAATGGCGTACCTCTTGAGGGACAGCACATGATTAGCGGATCCCATTTCCCTGCCAAGGCCAACATGCATCCTGATATGTCGCATGTCCTCACATCCGCATCCCAAATGGATATGCATGACTTTGAGCGTAAGAGATCCAATTGGAGTCATGCATCCAACCATCATCATCTGCACCCATCTGAGATAAACGGACAGGGCAGCAGGACGGTTCTCCCATCGGACCAAATGAGGATGAGCAGGTTCGGTCGTTCCCTTATGCAGGTTTCCGAGATGGGAACTCCTATGGTCGGGTTGTTCAGAACTGAGCATCCAAACTCAAATGCGGACTTCCATGAGTTGCACAACCAGCATTTCACGAACTCAGATGATGTTATGGTCAGAGCGGTGACGAAGATGGCTGCGGATGTATATCGGCAGTTCGGACCAGATGTATTAGCACCCACAGATGTTCAGAACATAGATGCCAACACGATTGCTAGAGGAAACATACAGCAGTTGGTTGCAGCGGCCAACTATCAGTTGATGAGAGGAAAGGGCGAGTATGTGAACATGGAAGCACAGACTCCGATGATTGAAGTCGGCATGGCTAACATGGCTCCCGGAAAGATGGGGCCTGTATCATCAAGCAGTGAGGCCGTCGTCCCGCCGATCTTCAACACCGGCAACACAGATGCATGGGGCCATGAGATGCCAGCCACACTGACATGGAGATGGAATGAGGAGGAGGACAAGATAGAATTCAGCACGACTGAGCAACCATTCACCCTCTTACAGAGAACTGCTCATGAGGGACTTGTTTCTGCTGCTGACATATCATATGCCAATAGGATGGTATCGAGCAAGAAGTCGGAGATAGGCGCTCTCGCTCCGAATGAATATGGGTATCCTACCATGACCATGGATCTTCACAAGTCTGATGATTACGAGCCGAATGGCGTATTCACCAAGACGATAGAACCTGCTCACACTGTCAAGGACATCAATGACATGGAACACTTGAAAGGGTTTAGCGGGGATTGGGTCGTTCAGAAGAAACCCAAGGGAGAACATATGTTAGTCGAGCGAAAGGGCAGGAGGCTCAAACCAACGGATCTTCCTGATGATGTCAAGAAGTCCCTCAAGGAAATAAAAGGAGATTTCGTTTTCGACGGTTATCTATCAGATGGTGTTCTTCATGTCGTTGACCTGCTATTGCATAAGGGAACAGATATGCACATGGAACCACTTGAAGACAGGGTGAATGCTTTGAGAACCATGTATAACACGACAGAAAACGTGCATTTCCCCTCTCCATCAAATTGCAATCACTCCGATGAAGAGGGTCTAATCAAGACCATAGCCAGCATGAAGGGCGACGATTTACTTGTGAGGGATGCGAAGTCAACATTCATGAAAGGCAAAGACGTTCATCCAAAATGGGTTTTACTTGCTCAGGATGAAGTTACTAAATCATCTATACCATATCCTCTCCCTGAGATAGATGTCAAACTGAAAAAGGACATACTCATGCTCCATTATCCTTCGATATATGATCCAGTCATTGTGAAGATGAACTCTGATGACAACGGCATATTCATCGAATCATACGATGGTATGCCCCATCTAATCAAAAACGCGAAGGACCAGATATCTTTGTGGGGGCCAGTGGTCGCATCGATCATCAAAGAAGGCGGTGGCGGTGGAGTAGCCGGGGGAGGAGCCGCATCGTCAGGCGGAGGGACTGTGACATCATCCACTCCCGGAACATACAATGCCACTCATTCCATAAGACCTATGAGAAGAAGAAAGAAGAAGATAGAAAAGGCTCCTGAGGTCAATGACGAAGACACGGATGACATGTCTCAAATGATGGCCTCTGTAAGGAGGTTTATCGATAACGAGAATAGATCCCTGACTGCTAAAGAGATAATAGCAGAATTCCCAAAGTTGACTGAGAAGAAATTGGATAAATTCGCAAATGAGTATGGCATAGAGAGAGCAGAGGACGGCAAGTGGACTCTCAATGAGGCCATAGACGACGACATCATAGAGAACTTCGCATTCCCGCGCATGAACAGGGCATCTGCTGACGGCGGTGCTTGGTCTGGGATGCAGGCAGACATAACAGCACCCACAGGACCCACTCAAGTCACAGATGAGGAAAATACGACATTCGGCAATCCCCGACAGGGAGAATATGACGACAAGGAGCCACTTGATTTCAAGCCCATGCAGATGAGGGTAATGACTGAAGACGGGCCTGCTGTTATACGATTTGAGGGAGAAACAGCAATTGTCGAGATCCCACCGGAAAAAAAACCTGAATCTGAATCTGAAAACATGGTACAGGAAGCCAATCGAACTGATGAAGTAATATGATAGTCCTAACATGGCTGTCATGATTCCTTTGATATACCATTGAGATAAGATGGGAGTTTCGATGACTGCCATGGCTGCACCAATGCCTACACTATCTTGGTCAGCCGTAGGTGCAGATTTCCTTCTCAAGTCCGTCGTTGGAGATGATCTCTTCGTCGCAGGTTACGCGAGTGTTGACATGGTGGACAAGCAGGGAGACAGAATCCCAACCGTTGCTTTGAAGAAAGCCTTCGGTCAATTCATGACGAACAAGGCATTCAGGAACGTGCAACTGGCTCACAGTGGCATTCAAGTTGGCGAGGTCGTTGACAACCACACTGATTCAGATGGTCGTATGTGGAAGTCAGAGGTTGACGACCACGGACTCTTCGTCGTATGCAGGATACGCAGCGACATACAGAAGGCCCGTGAGGTCCAGAAGCAAATTAGGGACGGCGACCTCCGTTCCTTCTCCATTGGCGGACAAGCATTGTTCCGCGTTTCCAAGACGACCCCAGAGCATGGGTCGCATCGTGAGATTACCGACCTTGAATTGCATGAGATTACACTGTGCAAGAAGGGAATTAACCCTGAGGCACGGTATTCGATCTTAAAGATGGATAACACAAATGAAACGGTGGAAAAAATGACAGAAACAGCAGAAGCATTGACAGAGATAAGAGACAGCCTCGCACATGTCCTAAAAGCACTCGACAAGGGTGAAGAGAAAGACATGAAAGAGGAGAAAGAGATGAAGGGCATGAAAGAGGACAAAATGTATGCCGAGGACAAAATGGATAAGTCCGAAGAGAACGTCGATGGCGCTCTCGCATACATCGACACCCTTGAGAAGTTCGTCCATGACGCAGGTGTGGACCTAGACTCCATCCGCTCGCGGTTCGGACTAGAGAAGGCCTACATGGTCGGCGTTGACGGCCAAGGCGGATACTCCCACCGTGGTCAGGGCGACGAGATCGGTAGCGGCGAGGATGCATCAGAGGCAGCAAAACCTGCTCTAGCAGCACCCGGCGGCAACAAGTACGTCATCAAGACTGGCGGCGTTCCTAACATGAACATGAATGCTCCAAGCGGTGGATCCAATGTAATCAAGGCCGGAGAAGTAACTCCAGAAAGCCTTGAGAGAGGATACAGGGCATACGCAGCAATGAGAGATGAAGAGTCCCTCAAATCTGTCGTGAAATCCGATTGGGAAGCAAGATACAATGCAGAGACTGCTCGCGCTGAAGAAGTGCGAAAGTCCCGCGATTACTCTGGCCAGATCGACGCCTTGAAGGCTGAGATCTCCAGCCTACGATCCGAGAGCGCAGACATAGTGAAGTCTGCCTCCGCAGTACCTGAAACAGACATCAGAGTCCCCACCAACGAAGAATTCTCCCAGATGGGTGATGGAATCGACGGATGGAGAGCCACTGAAGAACTCGCAAGGAGGGCTCTCAGAGGGGAATAATTCCTTTCTATGGAGATAACTAGAGGTGAATAAGATGAGTGGATCAAGAGGATACATACGAACAATAGAAGACATGGAGCGGCTTTACTACGGAGCCGGAGCCGGATCGAACGCATGGGCATACAGTGGCACTGACCTTCTAAAGGCAGATTCCCCACTGGTATCGTCCACAACTGGTACATACCAAGCAATATTTGGCCGAAAGGTGTGGTCGCAACTCAACCAAGAGTTCAACGCCTTCTCAATACTGCCAAAGAAGCCATGGGAGAAGTCCGGTTGGAGAGTCGTCACAGACAAGCCATCCTTCACAAAAGGCGGCGGTCTGCCAGAGAACGGCACTCTACCAGAAACCAGCAAGCCCTCCTTCGCAGAGGTCAGCACCAAACCCAAGACAGTTGCTCACACATTCGATCTGAGCGAGACTGCAATGTTCCTAGCCGACAAAGATGACGGCCTAGGAGACGCAAGGGCTGTCATGAAGATGGAGATGTCGAAGCACCACGCAGAACACATCAACAGAATGCTACTAGCAGACATAGATACCCCAGCAGGAAACGACTTTGAGTCGATTGACAGGGCAACTTCCTCCGCATTCGTGGAGACTGCTTCCTTCAGCGATGTAAGCGCAATATCTGACCACAACCAGTACAACATCACCAGAAGCACAGTCAGCACTCGCCAGTGGTACGATGCAAACGTCGATGCTGGATCAACCAGCACTGAGAGGCCCCTAACGCTGAACATCCTTGACGGTATGTTCCGAAGCATCTGGGAGCGCGGTGGACAGCCAAAGGTCATCCTAACCGGCTACGACACGCTTGAGAAGATCCAACAACTTCTCCAGCCACAGCAGAGATTTACCGAGATGAAGAGAGTAGTTCCCGGCGTCAACGGCGTCAAGGGTGTTCCCGGAATGGAAGCAGGATTCGTTGTAGCAACCTACAACGGCGTTCCTCTAATCCCATCCAAGGACGTTCACGCTGAGTCTGGTGGCCTATCAAGGCTATACTTCATCGACTCTGACTACACATACTTCTGCACCGCGAAACCAACGCTATACCACGAATCCGGTATCGAGACTGGTGATCCATTCGGCATCAACAGGCTAGGACAGATGGGCATGTTCCACACAATGGGTGAACTATGGCAACTCTTCTATGGAGCGCACGGTAAGATTAGGGACTTGAGTGCCTGATTGGAGAACACGGTGGAGAAAATAAGAGGTGAAAAAAGATGGCAAACACAAATTTGACAGGAAACGGAACAATAGTCTTCAACAGCCGCCTATGGGGCGGAGTTGGAGAAGATGACACAGCATGGCTACAAAGCCCAATGGGAAGCAATGCAGCAACAGGCACGGTTAGTATGGCTGTTGTTGATGTAGTTGTAACCGATGGCGATGCAGCCTTTGCATACGACTTAGCACTTGCAACCAACGCAGTGTCAGGATCTGCCCTAGTAGGCATTCTTGGCGCTCACAACATCACGACTGCTGGCGGAAACGCCTTCACAGTCGCAGGAAACGTATCGACCACCACGTTGCTCAA